ATCAGATACTCGAGTGCCCGTGCCCAAATGCCCCAATCGGGACAACCGGGCTAAAGCTACGTCGAACGGCCCTAGAGGCCCTGCCCCAACCGGCTCTGGGGCGACACAAAACGTTAACACTAACGTCAAGTGGGTTCGCACGCCGAAGAGTGCTCAAGTAAATGCCGACAGCAGCGGCTCGAGAACGGAAAAGACGGCAACGCCAGAGAAAAAGGGCGGCCGGCCAACTCCAAAATCTTCCCGGACCTAAACCGTCCGTTACGCGGCCGAAACGTCGCTTGCAAAACACGATGCAATCTAGGAACCAAACGGGTGTCGATGCGTCTAAGAATCCTTACATAGCCTGCATGTTGGCGCCGCCTAGTGCGTCGCCAGGCGGCATGGGGTTTCCTGACGGCTCGCCTCTCAGGTCCATTGTGGTCGATTTCAAACAGGTATTCACCATTACGCCGAGCTCTGGTACAATCAAGTTCGCGTTGGTTTCGAGTCCCTTCGGTTGTTTAGCCCTACAGCAGGGTTCGGTTTCATCTATAGCTGTGCCACAATACAGCGGCACTAGCTCGCTAGCATACACTTGGGTGGATTCAGCAGTCAATATGGCTGTTGCGCCAGCCTCGTTCTCCATATTGCCTTTTCAGGAGAACGCTTCCTATCCCGTCGACGGTGAATTTATGGGAGCGTACTCTATCGGCCAATATCGAGGCCTTGTAATCTCCGCCGAGTCAACTTTCACCGGCAGTTCGATGTACAATGGTGGCGTTGTTAGCGTATACAAAGCTACTCCAAACATAGTGCCAATTGGTACGCAAACGGTTAACACAGTGGACCTGCAACGGTTCGACCTGACTGACGTCAACCCGGGAGCCACAGCCCTGGGGATTAGCGGAAGGTTTACTGGTCCTGCCCGCGCACCACTGTCTATACGCTCAGCTTCTTGTAAGCCCGAGTACCGTGGCACTATAGAAAAGAGTCGCTATAATGAAATCGTACCTTACTTTTTGACTAGCGCCGGAGCGCGTACCGACGAAGGACTTACCTGTGGTTTCGACAACACAGTGCCCCTTACAGTTTTCCACTACTCTGGCCTTGACGCGAGTGCTTCCATTACCGTTGAGATCCGTAGTTGTATGGAACTGGTCCCTAGGGTTGGAGTTATGGCAGCTTTTGCTAAGCCATCTCCACCCGCGTCTATCAGTACTTGGGAAAAGGTGGCCAATGTAGCCCGCTCGTTCCCTGCCGCAACAATTCTGCGAGCCGCCGCCAGCGGACTCACTGGATACGCGTCGGGGGGCCTCGCTGGGGGTCTTATGGCACTTTCGCACGCCATGTAGTTCTGGCTTGTGTTTTGTTTTGCTTGCGCCGTTCTGGGACGGCACGCGTGGT